ATACTTGTTATTTGTTTTTTAAAAGGTGCTAAAGCGCCTAATACACCTTTACTATCAAGGGCATTAATGTTAATTTCTATTTTTGTCGCGTTACCGCCCTTGTCTTGCGTCTGGCCACCTTTTTGAGATTTTGAATTTTCATCTTTAAGTTTCGCTACATTATTTCTACTAAGCACCACTTCACCTCTCTGGAGTATAGCAGCCATTTCATTACCAGCCAATCCTCCGTGTAATCTTGGAGCGCCCATAAACACGCTTGGCGGAACATTTTTTGTTCTTGATATATTTCCTACCACCCCGCCACCGTGTGGTGCCGGAGGCCCTACAAAGCTGCGAGAACCTGGTGTTCCTGGCGAACCCGCACCTGCAAAGGCTCCAACCACACTTGTCATTAGTTGTTCCGCTATTAATTGAGAAGCCATTCTTATTAAAGCGCTTTCAATAGATCTTACAAAACCAATCATTATATCTTTAAAGCTTTCCGCGCGACTCAACACAGATTCAAAAGCGTCAGCAAAACTGTCTTTAAATACTGTTGCAACTTCTCCGCCGATAGTACCAAGGGTTTTCACCTCTCTACCCATTTTTTGAACTTCCTGTACGAACCCTTCTTTGAAACTTCCACCCCTCATAGCAGCGTCATATTTTATTTCCGCCCGTTTTCGTAGTTCCATTAAATGTATAATCTCGTCATGCTCCTTTCTAGCAATTTCTAAAGCACGACCTACTAAAAGAGTTTTCTCTTCAAATTCCTTTTTTAAAGAACCTATTCTAAACTGAAGTTGTTGCTCCGCAAATTTTGTATAATCTTCCTCCCGCCCTTTAATGTCCTCGTACATAACAACAACATTATCTACCACAGACCTGTTCCAAAGTTTAAGACCATCCCCCCTTTTCTGGAGTTCCTCCGAATACGTTTTTGTGAGATCGGCTTCTTCTGTTGCTACTTTTTCAACATAAGATTCTTGCGCCTCCTTCATTTTTGCATAGGTATCTTCTACCAATTGTGCGTAATCAATTACCGCAGACTCGCCCCTTTTCCAACCCCCAATTTTTTTTCCAGGGTCTTGCATCCATTCAATTTTATAAGGTATTTTAACCTTATATTCTTTGGCCATCTCTAAAAGATAATTTTCTGGTAAAATTGTTAATGCCCTGTCTACGTCTTGAAGAAGTCCTGCAAAATTAGCCGCATCTTTTTTAATTCTTAAAAACTGATTTTCCGTCCTTTTTAACCCCTCTTGTAATAACTTTGTATTAGGCGACAGTTCTAACTCGTCTAAATCATCGTGATATGCTTTATATGCTTCACGAGCTTCGTTAATGAATTTTTTGTTATCTTTAACTACTTGGTTTAAATTTTTCACCCTTTCTTCCTCTTTAGCCCAAACAGAAAGTAAAAGCATTAAACCTGCTGTCACGGCTGTTATAGCTGTGAGCCACCCCAAAATAGTAGGTAATATAAGGCCAAGTGTCGAACCCAACCCCTGTGCTACAAGGGATAAACTGGCGCCTGTAGTTAAAAGACCACCTATACCCATCATAAGAGGTCCCATAGCCATACCTGTACCCACTATCGTAGAAGTAAGAAGATCATTAGCATCCGCCGCTTCGGTGAGACTTGTTACAGTATCCTTGAGTTCCGATGATAATAACCGGAGGGATGGTACAAATTTGGAAGTCAAATGTCTGCTAAAGTTAGATACAGTTTGATACATTATACCAACTTCTTCACTAAATGCCGCTAATTGTTTTTTAGCAATTTCTTCATGAGTGTCACCTACGAGTTGTAAGTTTACAACCATTCGTCTAAGTTTTACAGAACCCGCATCAAATATTTCAAGTTGACCCGCAATAGCTCTTGCACCAAATAATGTTCTAAAAGCTAAAATTTTCTGTTGTTCCCCCGCACCCCGTAAAGCGTCACTAATTTCACCGACCAACGTAAGATATGGTTTAATTTTACCAGCCTGGTCTGCTATTGAAATACCGAGGTTATTAAACAACTCATTAATCTCCCCTGTTGGTGCGGCCAAATTAAGCATAGAACGTCTTAATGTTGTACCGGCCCTTGTACCTTTGATGCCTACATTAGCCATAAGTTGAATCATAGCTGTAGTTTCTTCAAGAGTGTTATTAGTTGTTCTTGCAACACCAGCAACAAGAGAAAGTGTCTCACCTAATTGTAGGAAGTTCATGTTACTTGAAATAACCGATTTAGCCATAACCGCCGCAACATGAGCCGTTTTTTCAAAGGGTATCTTAAAACCCATCATGGTATTAACCATAATTTCAGCAGCTTGTCCTGCGTCTATCACGGCAGCTTTCGATAAAATAACAACATCATTAAAAGCCTTCATCTGGTTTTCAGCACTTAAACCTGCCGAACCTAAGTAGTAAAAAGCATCCGCCGCATTTGACGCAGAAATATTTAATTTCATAGAAGCTTCTTCCGCCATAAATGACATCTGCGTATATTGCGCAGGATTAAAAGTCGTAACAGCGGTAGCACGTCTCATTGCTCTATCGAAATCTGTAAATTGGTCGAGCATCTTTTTAAACGCAACCGAGATTATCGCCCCGGCAATAGCAACCTGAACACCTAACATTCTATAAGCTGAAGCACTTCTTCCGACTTGATAAGCGTGCTCTCTAGCACTTTTAGCAGATTCAATCTCTAATTTTTTACTTGCAGCAGATTGTTCTTTAATAGATTTTAATTTAGCTTTATTATTGCTAACTAATCCTGCCAAAGATTGAACTCGGAGTCCCTGCTCATAACGTAATGAAGCCAGTCGTGCTTTATTAGTGCCGTCCGCCCCTTGGACACTAATTCGCTTCATTTCATTATTCATTTGCATAAATGACTGTTTTGCACCAGCCAATTGTCGCTGAAATTTAGCAATATCAACGCGGATTTCAACTTCCGCTGCTAATAGTGTGCTACTGAATTTAGCCATCAGTCGTCTTCAACTTTCTTGTCCTTCTCATTTTCAAGTCTGGCTACAATATTAAAACACATAACAATCTCATCAAAAATCTCTCTCTTATTCTCGATCTCGTATAAATCAAGAACACGGGAAACAGACGCCATATCCGGTGAACCATTGTCCCTTCGCTGTCCTCTTAAAATTCCAAATAACCTTACTATCTCATTATTTTCCGGAAACAACTCAACAAAGCATGTTTCACAAGGAGGCTCACCACCTTTTATACCTTCGTGTGTTTTGGTACATCTGTCGCAGTCGGGCTTTGTTTCACACCACCTGACATATTCCTCAAGTTTTTTAGTTTAGCTTCTTCTACCGTCTTATTGGAGTCGGACATAGACACAATATTATCAAGCACGAATCTGGCGAAGTCTGTTATCTCCATCATCCTTACTTTGTTCTCGGTAGTGCAAGACATAATCTTCTCATCAAGTTCGATGTTGTTCCAGTCTTCAATCCACCCATCATACATAAGACGATTTTTCATCACTTCGTCAACAGTACGAGTTTCTGTCATTAACCCGCGAATAGGTTTGGATTTCTTTTTGACGGTCAACTTCTCGATGTTATCTTCTTCCTTCGGGGAAAGCAGTCTAAGTTTTACACCACCGAGGGCTTCATCGCTGTCATCGAAGTAGAACCATGTTCCTTCATTTTTACTGTTAAAATTTGCCATTGTGATACCTTTCTTTTCTCTACGTTTTTAAAATGGCGTGGCAGCCCACGCAAGCCACCACGCCGAGGGCAAAAAATGAATTATCCCAATTAACCTGTATGGAACGAGTCACTGATGACCGCACCAGTACCAACTTTAGTACCGTCCTGAACACCTGTTGCAACAGCCTGGTAGTACAGAACCACCATTGCTAATGCTGTCATGTCTGATTGCCAGATACCAACGACACCGAGGTCGCTAATCTGTCTAGCTTCAGTTTCACTGTTCAAAACATTCCTGTCAGTACCGTAACGGAACTTCAGAGAGACTTCAGAGTTGTCACTAAGACTACCCATAGAAGTCAATCTTCCTACAAGCATACAATCCGATAACCTTGAATCTTCGACTCGGCCTAGCGTCAGGATAACCACGTTCGCAGCAGCATTAACCAAAGTTAACCTACCTGTTACTTTCGCCGTAAACTCCATAGTACCGACACCTGCTGTATCGAAGGTTGTTGTACTAGGAGATTTTGTAACAGTAACATAGCTACCAGTAGTAGTAGCTGTAGCGAAGAGTGTGTCATCCGGGATATAGTAGCTTGTTGCATCTACATATAACCTGAAGTCTCTAAGTTGCGTACCCGCTGTAAATGCGGCTTCAACGGCGTCTCGCCCTGTAGGGTCTGATAGCCGGAAATCTCCAGAAACGGAAATTTCACCGCCTGCAATCATCAACGGAGTATCAATCTTATAACCGGTTCCGTCAAAATGACTAGACTCGTGAATATCACGAGACTCTCCGGTATATGACCAAGTACCTGCACCGAGGATTTGATTACCACTGGAAATCTCAACTTTAGCGAGATAGCCGGGTTTCACGTCACTCATAATATGTACTCCTGTAAAAAATTAATTTATGCAAATAACTGTCGTCACCGCGTTAAGCTGTCGCTTCCCAATAATAGAATATTTATCTTACCTAACTGATACATTCTTTTCTATCAAAATCAAATAAG